TCCACCCAATGATCGACCCCGTGCGCGCACCGGGCCGCAGAAAACCAGAGCGAAACGCATCTGCGCCGGGGCGTGTCACCGTCGCCGCACCGTTCCGGCGGTTGACGTATGTCAACTGCCGCGTGACGGCGGCGATTTCTCAGGAGAATTTGGCCGTGCTTGCAGCGGACGCGGGTGAATTCGCGGCCGCGCCGAGGCCACCAAGGCCGGGTCGATATAGCTCATTCTCGCAACGGGCGACCCCGGCCGATGGCCAAGCTGCTCGGCGGCGGCCCCCTCCTGCTGAATTTCGCAGTCGGTCGCTGAAGAGCGCCTAAGAAACTTCCAGGTGCCAGGCCGCACGCCGGCCAATCGCACGATCCGTTTGAACTGCTTCGTGAAAGTCTCGTGCGATGCAGTCCACGGCGTCACGAGCTCCCGCGGGCGGCCGACGAGCGACGCTGCAACTGCGTCGAGCGTCTCTTGCGTGAGCCGCGGCACCACAACCCGGCCCGTCTTGCTCTGCCCAAACGCCACCGTCCCGTCCGGCCGCACGTCCTCGAGCCGCAGCCGACGGACCTGGTCTTCCCACCGGAGCCCGGCGTCCCACGCCACGCGAATGGCCAAGTCCCACCATTGCGAGCGACGGATGCGACAAGGGTGCCACCGCTGCAGGCGCTGGCACGCTACCAGCAGCTTGTCCACTTCCTCGAGCGTCCAGGCCACCGGAGGCCGCCACGGGCATCTCACCGGCCGGACGCGGCGCGTGGGGAGGTCGCATAAGCCATCATCCGACGCGGCGCGCCACATGATGACGACGTGATTTCGCTTGCTGCGCACGGTATTGGGCGCAACGCCACTCGCCTGGTAGTCGCGCAGCCACGCCGAGACGCTGGCGGCGTCCATCTGCTCCAGTGGGACCGGCCCACCGGCCCACCGCTCATAAAGGCCAACGCTAATTGCGTACTGCCGCAGTGTTTCGGCTCTACAGTCGTGATAAAGCCCGTACTCGGCGACGTAGTCGCCAAGGGTCGCCGGGCCTTGCTTGCGGAACATGGTGCAGGTCGAAGTGGGGCCAATCAGGGGGCGGCCTGCCCCCTGCTCGACGTACTACCGCAAGAGCATTTCCTCGCCCTTAGAGCGTTTCAAGTCCGCCCGTTCAATCCTCAAAAGCCGGCCCCGGCTTCAGTTCTCGTAGAGCATCGGTCTACGGAACCGAAGGTTGAAGGTTCGAGCCCTTCCGGGTGTATTCGGCCGGTAGTCAACCGTATGGTTGACCAAGGCCGTGGGCAAGCAATTCCACGGAGGGCGGAAGAAATGGCAACCGTAAGCGAAAGACACGCCGGTGGACGGCCGCGAACGCGAGCCCTTTGCAAAGAAGGCCGTGCCATTGAGGCGGCCGCTACTGGCCTTGGCCTGACGCGGCAGGACATTGCAGACAAGGTCGGCGTGAGCTACGTGACGATCATGCGCATTCTCGTCGGCGACCAACAGCCGGCCATGACTACCGCAAAAAAAATCGCCAAAGCCGTCGGGCTCAAAATTGGCGACATCTGGGTTTCGTAGCGGATTCCAATATTTTCTGCTGGCGTAAAAACTCGTCTTGACGAGTTTCTACGTGCTGCATAGTATCTCGCCCAACGTCGCTCATCGCGAGCGATGGATTCCACGAGGCGAGGGACCGCCAGATGAATCACGACGACGCACTGGCGTCCGCGCCTCACAGGCACGGAGGCCAAGAGCATGGAAGCGCACGAGGAAGTCGAGCGAGACAAGCGGGGACGCGTGGTGCAGGTCCATTACCTGCCGAGTCCCAAGCAGATTGCGGAGGAGTGCAAAAGGATTCAACAGACGTGGTCGCCTCGCGACCGTCGGAATCGGCACTACATGGCGCGCTACCGCGTCGAAGTGCAGGTCGTCAGCCACGATCTACAACACTTGACCGAATAGCGTCCACTTCCGACACGCTGCGGCACCGGGTGGACGCGTGCCGCGAACTGCCTGGCGATGGATTGCTCACGGCGTGGTGCGAGGCTGCCGTTGAGGCCGAGGCCACGGCCCGCGATCACGACGGCCACGCCGTAGACCGGAGGATTGCCGCTGGCGACCCAACGGCAATTCACGACGCGGTCGTCGAGGCTATCGGCCTGCTCGAACAATGCCGCGACGATCTGGACAAGCAGCTTGTCCCAGGCGTCGGTAGCTCGCTTTTGAGATTAGGAGACGTGCGCAACGGAGTGCGCACGGATGGAGCCGCAGAGGAGCGGCGTTGACAGGAAAGAACGCCGGGCGGCCACGGTGGGCCGCTCGGCACTGGGAGGGTGCCGTGCTAGTGCTAAGTCGGAAAGAAACCGAATCGCTCGTGTTTCCCGACCAAGACATTGAAGTCGCGGTCTTGGAGATACGCGGCGACCGCGTCCGGTTGGGAATCACGGCGCCCGAAAGCATCCGGTGTTACCGCGATGAGGTTTGGGCACGGATTGAACAAACAGAAGACGAACCGGAGGACGCATAGATGGGCCAGTGGTCAGACGAAATGCGGTCGGGGGTGGTGCGACGCGTCAAGGCAGAGCACGCATCACAGACCGCAAGGCTGGCGAGCGTGGCACGTGCCGCGGACGACCTGCTCACAAACCTGAGTCGCGTTGGTCGCGGACTGTACGAGATTGAACCAAGTGCCGTCCTTGCTCTGCGGCAGTCGCTCGAGCAATGCGGCGTGCAATTTAGCGAAAGGACTCCATAGATGGGACTCAAGATCACCCGCGGCCTCCGGCCGCACGCCGTGCGGGCGCTGATTTACGGCGCCGAGGGCATCGGCAAGACGACGTTGGCAAACCAGTTTCCAAATCCGGTCGTGCTGGATACGGAAGACGGCACGCATCACCTGGACTGCGCCCGCGTGGCCATCAACGACTGCATCGAACTGGAAGGGGCGATTCACGAGCTTGCCCGCGACCCGCAAGGCTTCCAAACCGTCGTGGTCGATTCTGCCGACTGGGCCGAAAGGATCGTGATTGACCATGTGGTGCGACGAGCCGGCAAAAAGAGCATTGAAGACTTTGGATTCGGCAAAGGGTATGTCGTCGTCTGCGAACAGTTCTCCAAGCTGCTGTCGGCCGCCGACGCGTTGATTGCCAATGGCATCAACGTCGTGTTCGTGGCCCACAGCAAGACGGTTCGCACAAGCCCGCCAGACGAAACCGATGGCTATGACCGGTACGAATTGAAGTTGTCGAAGCAGGTGGCCCCCCTGCTCCGCGAGTGGGCGGATTGCGTTTTGTTTTGCAACTACAAGACGAAGCTTGTCGAGGGGGCTGACGGCCGGACGAAAGCCAAGGGCGGCACCGAGCGGCTCATGTACGCAAGCCACACGGCCGCGTTCGACGCCAAAAACCGGTACGGCCTGCCGGACGTGATGCCGATGGCATTCGACTCGATCAAGGGGATTTTTGGGCCTGCAGCGTTGCAGGCCCGTGGCGCGGCACGGGCGGGCTGCGAGGCCGAACCGGCCGCGTCCACGAAACAAGCGGCGCTGCAAGCGATTGCCGCCGCCAACACGGTTGAGAGAGTCAAAACGCTCTCCAAGGCCATCGACGAGCGGCGCAATGCCGGCACGCTCGACGACAACGAGTGGGGTGAACTGCAAAGCGCCATCGACGCCCGCCTGGCGGCCCTTACGGCCGGGGGAGGCAACGATGGCGAGTAAGCAGACGTTTGCGGACGTGGCCAGCAAATACCTAGCAGAGCGTGCCGTGTCGGCCAGCTACGGGTCGAACGTCACACGCATTGCTGGCCGTGTCGGCACCATGTCGTCGGAACGCGTCAACGAGTATCTCAAGGCCCGCCTGCAGCAAGTCGCCACCACTACGGCCAGGGCCGAGCGAACGATTTTGCTCACGCTCTGGCGGGATGCCTACGAGCGCGGCGCCATCGACGATCCGCCGCGTGGCATCATGCGGGTCAAGGCACGCCGAGCCCCAACCCGCGCGTGGACCGTAGACGAGGTCAAGCTCGCAATTCGCAAGATCGCGGACTACCGCGAGGAGCGGCTCCGGTCTGGATGCCTCAAACGCCACTTCCTCATGGCGTGGTTTTTGCTTGGCTATGAAAGCGGCAGCAGGCACGGCGACATTTGGCGATTCACGGCCGCCAACCTCGACGGCGACCTGTTGCGGTGGACGCAACACAAAACCGGCGACGGAATCGTCAAGGTGCTGACGCCCGCGTGCCTGGCCGCCTGCCGGACGATGCTGGAGCAATCGCCGGACGGCCGAATCATCGGGTGGGCGTGCGGCCGGCGCATGGCGTATCGGCACATGCGGCTGCACTTGGATTGGTCTGGCATTGGCGGCACGTCCAAGTTTCTGCGGCGCTCTTCGGCAACTCATATCGAGATTGAGACGCCCGGCATGGCCAGCCTTCATTTGGGGCACAGGACCGCAACCTTGGCCGCCCAGGCATATCTAGATTGGGGGCAAATTCGCAGGCGAAGCCCGCAACCCCCTGCCCTTGTGACCGAGTGAAAGGAGCGTTGCATGGCATGGCATGACAAATCACCGTGGGCCGCAAAGCGTGAGCAGCAAGAGGCGATTGCCAAGCGTCGCGACAAGGCCGTGGGCATCATTCGTGCCTTCACGGCCGGCGAGCTCGAGGCGGACGCAGCGCTCAATCAGATAGTCGAAGCGTGGACTGGCGAGGCGGACGCAGTCGTCCGCGTGGGCAACGTACACAAACCGGAGATTCAGACATGAGTTTTGATTGGAGTTCCTTTATCGACGAGTCGGACGACAAGGGCGGCGTGGCCGTTGACGAGAAGTTGCTGCCGCTCCTGCCGGACGGTGCCCATGTCGGCGAAATCAAGTGGGCCGGCTACCAGCAAAAGGAATACGCCAAGGGTCCGAAAAATCCCGATGGCGACGTGCTCACAGTGAAGATTGTCGTACCCACCTACAAGCCTCAGTGGGAAAGCATCCCCTGCCACTTTTTCGGCAAGGTCGCTGCTCTCTGCAACGCCGCGGGCATCGCGCCGCCAAGCAAAACGTCACCGCAGTGGGACGAAACCCAACTGGTCGGCAAGTCGATCACGATTGAAACGCTCCTGGCGGTGAGCAAGGCCGGCAACGAGTACGTGAAGGTGGACCGCATCAAGCCGGCACCAAAGGCCGCGGCCGCCGAGCCGGCCAAGGCGCCGCCGCGTGCCCCGGCAAAGCCGGCCGCCGACTTCCCCCAGGACGACATTCCGTTTTGACACAACGCCCGCCTACGGAAAGGACTGTGCTCGATGCGTGACGACGACGACCGCGAGGACGATCCCGAACGCGAGCGGAGGCGATGGAACGCCTACCTCGACCTTATCGACGCGGAGATTGCAGAGGAAAACCGGGCGGCCGCAAGTATTTCGAAGGTGCCGCCAGCCCTGCCGTCGCCGTTTGTTGTGGACGTTGGAATCTACACGTCGCGGGCGGACCGAGACGCCATCCAGGCGGAACAAGACAGGTGGACGCGACTTGAACAACTGGGGAGGTAGCAGTGAGCGATTACTACATGGACGTGGTTTCGCGAGTGGCGGATTTGCCGCTGTTCAAGCAGCGGCCGCCGGCCCAACGCCACAGCAACACGAGCGTTGCGGCTGCCGCGTCGCTTGACGTGACGGCACTCAACAAATTGCAGCGGCAAGTTTTGGACTATCTGCGGACGCAGCCGGCCGGGGCCACCGACGAGCAAATTGCCGCCGCGCTTTGCATGAACCCCAGTACGGAGCGACCGCGACGCATTGAGCTCGCGAAGCGTGGCCTGGTCGTTGAGGCCGGCGTTAAGAAGGCGTCGAGCGGCAGGAATGCAACAGCGTGGAGGCTGGCGTGAGCAGGGCTTTTTTTCGCAAGTGCGTCAGTTATTGGGCTGCGAGAATCTGCGAATCAGACATTGGCGTTGATTGGTCTGACGCAATGGATCGCTGCTGGCGGTGCGGCCGACAAACAAAAAGCCTGCAACGGTGCCACGTCGTCGCAAAGCAATTTGGCGGAAAATTGGTGCCAGAAAACGTCGTGCTACTGTGCCGCGACTGCCACGACGAGGCGCCGGACGTTACTGACGGTTGCGAGGTTTGGCGATGGATAAAAGAAACGCGGCCGTCCTGTTACGGAACACTGTACGCAGAGCGAGCCCTTGCCATCGTTGCTTCCCGCAGAGTGGACGTAAGTAAATTCAACAAGGATAGATTTTTTGAAATTGCAGATACCCACGTCGGCGTGCATCTGATGCAAAACGGCGCTGGCGCGAAGATCAAGCCGTCGAGCCTTGCGTGGGCAATCGAACAGGCGTGCATGGAGGCATCCTAGTGGCATCTAGCTGGTTCCCCCTTTACGGCCGCGACTTCTTGGCAGCCACCCTTGGGTGGACTGCCGAGGAGCGCGGCCACTACGCCACCCTGCTCATAGCCCAGTGGGAGCAAGGCGGCCTGCCGGACGACGTGAAGCGCCTCGAGCTCATTTCGCCAGGCGTCGGCCGGTGCTGGGACACGATTGCGTCCAAGTTTCCGATGAGCACCGGCGGGCTTCGCAAAAACACTCGGCTAGAGCACGAGCGGCACATTTCCCATCAAAAGAGCGAGCGGGCTCGTCAGTCCGCCTCTGCAAGATGGGCAAATGAGGCAAGCAAGGCAGAGCCGAGTGGCGAAGAATGCGATGGCACATGCGAACGCATATGCGACCGCATATGCTCGGACGATGCTTCCATATCCATATCTTATTCTCCACCACCTCCTCCCCCGCCTCCGGCGTTGGAGAACGCAGAGGCCAGGGAAGGATGGCAGCGTCTACGGGACGCCTGGAACGCCGCCTGGGGCGATAAGAGGCAGTGGAGGTCATCGGAGCCGCCCCCCGACGCCATCGCCCGTCTGAGCGAGCCTGGGTGGCTTGAGGACGCACTAGAGGCCATCCCGGCCATCAAGAAGGGTGCCTGCTCAGGGTTCAAGACGCCGCCGTCGCTATCGCAGTTCTGCCGGCGTGACCAGCGAGGGTCGTTCGTGGCCAGGCTGTTGGGCGGCGAGTTCACGGACACGCCGCGGCCAGTGCGCGCTCACAACGGAGGCTGAGATGCCCACGACGATCCAGGCCATGCCGGTAGACGAGCGCGGCCGCATCCGGCTTTCGCAAGGGCAGCGCCGCATGCTGGCAGCAATCCGCAGGCTCACCGCCCGGCACGGCTACCCGCCGACGATCCGCGAGCTCGCGGCGGACCTTGGAATGTCAACGACCAACGGCGTGGCCCAAACGCTCCAGGCGTTGCGCCGCAAAAACTGGGTGGATTGGCAGCCGATGCACAGCCGTACACTTGTAGTCAACGACTGACCAAGGAGTATTTCGATGGGTCGAGCCAGCCGGGAAAAAGGAAAAAGAGGCGAGCGCGAATGTCGCGACGAGCTCATTGACGTATTCGGTGGGGCCGTGAAGGCCAGACGCGGGTGCCAGTTCCAAGGCGGGCCCGAATCGCCCGACGTGGTGCTGGAAGGCGTTCCGATCCACGTGGAGGCCAAGCGTACCGAGCGGCTTGCCCTGTGGCCGGCTGTTGAGCAGGCCGGCACCGACGCCCCGACCGGGGCCGTGCCAATCGTGTGGCACAAGTGCAACCGCAAGCCGTCGGTCGTGATCGTCGAGACGGCCCGACTGTACGACCTGGCGGTGGCCATCGTCGAGGCCCGCAAAGGAGCCGGTTAGTGGCCGCAAAGAGCAAGGAAGCGCTAGAGAATCGCCGGAGGTCAACGCTTGAACGCGGCCGGGCCACCAGCCGATTGGGAGCCGACATTGGCGAAATCGCCAAGCCTCTCAATCCAGACCGTCGCGAAGCCTGCCGGCTCGACCTTGCCAAGTTTCTCGTTGAGTATTTCCCCCAGTCCACCGGCCTGTCGCCGTTCTCGGACGACCACAATCGCGTGATCGGCCGCATTCAAGATTGCATCCTGCGCGGCGGCCGGTTCATCAACGCGGTCTATCGAGGCTTCGCCAAATCCACGATCAGCGAAAACTCGCTCTTGTGGGCCATGCTCTACGGCCACCGCCGATTCGGCGCGATCTTCGCGGCCGAGGCCGACCTGGCCACGAAGGCCATCACGAGCATCAAGCTCGAACTGGCTGAAAACGATTTGCTGTTTGAAGACTTCCCCGAGGTCTGCGTGCCCGTGCGGGCGCTCGAGGGAAAGCCGCAGCGGTGCAACTCGCAGACATTCGGCGGCAAGCACACTCATATCCGGTGGAACGCGGATAGCGTCGTGCTGCCGACGATCCAGGGTGGCGTGGCAAGCGGTTCGATCATCATGTCTCGCGGGCTCACCGGCTCAATCCTTGGCCTACGGCACAAGTCGCCGGACGGAACCCAACTCCGGCCGGACTTTGTGATCGTTGACGACCCGCAGACGCGAGAGTCGGCGGCCAGCCCAATGCAGTGCCAGAAGCGGCTCGAAATACTCTCGAAATCCGTGCTCAAGCTCGCCGGGCACACGACGAGCATCGCGTGCGTGGTCAACGCTACCGTCATCGCCAACGACGACATGGTTGACCAACTGCTCGACCAGCACAAATTCCCGGCGTGGCAAGGCGAGCGGATTCCCATGGTGCGGCAGTGGTCGAGCCGCCACGAAGACCTGTGGCTCGGCAAGTACCGCGAGCTCCGCAACACCTTCAACAAGGACACTGTCGGCGACCAGGCCCGTGCCCATCGCGACGCGAACGCGTTCTACGCCGCCAACCAGGCCGACATGGATGCCGGGTGCCTCGTCTCATGGCAATCGTGCTTCGATCCAGAGGCGGAAACGAACGCGATTCAGCACGCGTACAACGCGCTCATCGACGACGGCGACGACGTATTTGCGAGCGAGTTTCAGCAAAAGCCGCTGGCCAACGCGGCGCAATCCGCGGCGATTGCCTCCGACGACGTGCGCTCCAAGATCGTCAACATTCCGCGGTGGATCGTGCCGGCCGGCCTGGAGACGCTGACGGCCTTCTGTGACGTGCAGGAAAAACTTTTGTATTGGGCCGTAGTGGCCTGGGGCCCCCAACTCCGCGGCCACGTCGTCTCGTACGGCACGTATCCAGAGCAATCGCGGTCCTACTTCACGCTTCGCGACGCCAGAAAAACGATGGTCAAGGCGGCCGGCGGGGCCTCGCTCGAGGCCGCCATCCACGCCGGGCTCGGCCAGGTGGCTACCGAAATACTCGACCGGGAGTTTTCTCGCGAAACCGACGATGCCGTATTGCGGGTAAGCCAAATGTTCATCGACGCCAACTGGGCACAGACGGCGGGCGTCGTGCGAGACTTTGCCAGGCGTAGTTCGTGGGGGCCGCGCATCCTTCCGACGCACGGCCGTTTCGTCGGCGCGAGCGGCTCAACCCTCTCGGATCGCAAGGCGGATCGCGGCGAGCGTGTCGGTGCCAACTGGCGCACGAGCACGATCAACCGTCAGAGGCACGTGCTCTACGATACGAACGCGTGGAAGACGTTTCTGGCGGCGCGGTTCAAGTTGCCGGTGGGCGACTTGCAAGGCATGACGATCCATTCCGGCCATCACGAAATGATGTGCGAGCAACTGGCGAGCGAATATCCGACGCGAGTGGAAGCCAAGGGGCGTATCGTCGATGAATGGCGTCTCATGCCTGGCCGCGACAACCACTGGCTCGATTGCGTTGTAGGGTCGGCCGTGGCGGCAAGTTACACGGGCCTCTCGGCCGTGGGCGTTGATAGCACGGCTGGCGCCGGAGTGAAGAAGACAATTAGCCGCGAGCAGATGGCCAAGCGGCGGGCCGAATTGCTGGCCCTCAAAGGGAGTTGACGTATTTGCACGGCCTGCCACGCTAGGGTGAGTTCCCCCGAAACCAGGAGCAAACTCATGCGTACTGCCGTCGTGATTGCCGCCCTTTTTGCCTGTTCCGTGGCCGCCGCCGACACGTCGATTGTGACGACCACAATCACGATCACCACCGCACAGTCGGACGCTGAGACGATGGCGAGGACCGGCATCCTGCGTCACTGTGGCCGCAACGGTGGCCGCATGGAGGGGATCGGGTTTTCGGCCGTCTCGGCCGACGCTGCCATCAAAAGCTGCTGCTACTGGGGCACGCGGAAGCCGCGTGAAATCGGCGTGGCCCGTGGCCCGCGGGGCTGGTTCGCCTGCGTGAGATACTGGTAATGAGCGGACCGCTCATTGCACTCACGGGGCTGATTTATGCCTGGGTCGCGGCAGAGCAGTTTTGGCGCGGCAACCCAGGATTGGGGACCGCCTACGCTGGTTACGCGTTCGCGAACGTCGGCATGTGGATGCTCGCTACACGCTGACGACGTTGACTTCGACGCGTTCGACGACCTGGGCGACGAGCTCGGCCTAGTCGTTTTTGCTTGCGGCCGCCCGTAACGGCGAGTGTACGGTGGTACACTAACGGGTAGGACGCCGGAGGTCTGCCCATGCCGGATAACGAAGACGTGATTGACGCGCTGGCCGCGAACCTAGCCCAACCGCGCCGCGCGCGGACCGATGCCGGCGAAGTGGAGCAGCACGAGCTCGACCTGCAGGTAGAGGCCGCGAAGTTCGTGATGCAGCAACGGGCCGCCGCGTCGTCGCCCTTTGCGGCATTGCGGTTTTCGAAACTTGAAATGCCGGGGGCTTCGTGAGTTGGATCGGTAATCTGCTGTCGCGTCGTGGCAAGCCGCAGGTGCGTGCCCGCTATGACGCCGCGCAGACGACGACGCTGAACCGACGGCACTGGTCGATGGCCGACCTGCTGGCCGCCGACGCCGCGCTGACGCCGGCCGTACGCGAGCGGCTCCGGTCGCGGGCCCGTTACGAGGCCGCCAACAACGCGTACTTGGCCGGCATGGCCGAGACGCTGGCCACCGACTTGATCGGCACCGGCCCCAAGCTGCAACTCGATCTTGGCCCCGACGTGGACGCTTCTGCAGTCCGCCAGGTGGAGCTCGCCAACTACGACTGGTCAATCGCCATCGACTTGCCCGGCAAGTTGCGAACCATGCGGAAGGCGCGGGCCATCGACGGCGAAGTGTTCGCGCTCACGACAACCAACCGTGCGCTCCGCGGCGTGCAGTTGGACATGCGGCTTGTCGAAGGCGACCAAGTCACGAGCCCTCCGATCACGCTCGACCCCACGGCCGTGGACGGCGTGCGGTTCGACGCTTCCGGCAACGTGGCCGAGTATCACGTGCTCAAGTTCCATCCCGGTGCCGTGGCCTATGGGTGGACGAACGAAGGCAACTGGGTGGACGCGGAAGACGTGTTTCACTGGATGCACTCGACGCGTCCTGGGCAGCACCGCGGCGTCGGCGAGATTGTGCCGGCCCTTGAACTGTTTGCGATGCTGCGGAGGTACACGCTCGCGGTCGTGACGGCCGCCGAAACCGCGGCCGACTTTGCCGCCGTCATTCACACGAATTCCCCCACGAGCGGCGCGGCCGCCGGGCTCGACGAGTGGGAAACGATGCCGCTCGTGCGTGGCATGGCTATGGCCCTGCCAGAAGGGTGGGACGCCACCCAAATGAAGCCGGAGCAACCGGTGGCCACGTTCGATATGTTCGTCCGCGCGATCCTCAATCAAATCGCACGTGCGGTTTCCATGCCCTACATCGTGGCAGCCATGGATTCCTCGTCGGCGAATTACTCGTCGATGCGTGGCGATTACCTCGTGTACCGCAAGCACATTGGCTGCCTGCGTTCCGACCTCGAGCGCGTTGTGCTCGACCCACTGCTCGGCAAATGGCTCGACGAGGCCGCCCTGGTGCCGGGCCTCATTCCCGACGGGCTCCCGCCGGTGGCCGCGTGGAATTGGACGTGGACGTGGGACGGGTTTGAACACGTGGACCCGCTCAAGGAAGCCTCTGCCGAGGCGGCTATGGTCGCCGCCAACATGACGACGCTGTCGGAAGTCTGCTCCAAGCGCGGCCGCGATTGGCGTGTCGTGCTCCGGCAACGTGCCGCAGAAAAGGAACTGGCCCGCGAACTGGGCCTCGACGAGCCGGCGACGCCGGCCGACGCCACCGACCCGACGGAGACGCCATGAAGAATCACCGGAAATGGAATGCCCAAACAGCCAGCCGCGTGGAGGCCAGCGAGCCGCCCCGCGTGCTTGCAATGGAGGCCGAGTTTTCGGTCCAGGCCGCCGCGGAGTCCGGCTCTACCCCGACGTTCGAACTGGTGGCCTACACCGGCCGGGCCATCCGGCAGGCGTGGAGCCGCAACCCGCTTGTCGTTGACCTGGCCGGCATGGACACGAGCAACCAGTCCATCCCGATCCTGTGGGGCCACGACGCGAGCCTCGATAGCGTGCTCGGTCAGTCGGCGAGTATTTCGAGCGACGGCCAGCAGCTTGTCGTGGCCGGCTCGCTTATCGGCGAGGGGCCCGTGGCAGAGCGCGTGATTTCGCTCGCCAAGAAGGGTTTGCGGTTCCAAGCGTCCATCGGGGCCGACACGAGCCGCATTGAAAACATTGCCCCCGGCGAAATGGCGTCCGTCAACGGTCGCGAGTTTACCGGGCCGCTGTCTGTCGTTCGGGCATCCTCGCTCCGCGAGGTGTCAATCGTTTTGTTTGGTGCCGATGCCGCTACATCGGCCGCTATCGCCGCGGAGGCGAGTGAGGACGTTTCTATGGCTGACGAGGCCACCAAGACGCCCGCCGAGGAGCCGGTCACGGCTGCCAAGGTGGAAGCCACGGCGAGCGTCGCCGTGGAAGCGAAGGAAGTGCCGGCCGTGCCGGCGAAGGAGAGCCCCAACGTGGACACGATTCGCGAGTTGATCCGTGCCGAGCTCCTTGAGACGGTCCGGTCCGCCCGGCCGGCCGCTCCGGCCGTGCATGTGGTGGAGAAGGTCGACGGCCCCGCGGTCGTCGAGGCGAGCCTGGCGCTCGCCGGTGGCCTGCCCAATCCCGAGCGTCACTACGACGCGAAGACGCTCGAGGCCGCTCACCGGTCGCGCACGACTTCGCTCGGCGAAGTGCTCGTGAAGGCCGCTCGCGAGAACGGCTACGACGGTCCGGCCAAGGTGACGACCGGCAATATCCGCACGATCCTCGCCACCGCGTTCGCGACGCATTCCATCGCGAACGTCGTGAGCGCGACGTACGGCAAGTTCCTGCTCGCCGGCTTCACCGCGGTCGAGTCGACATGGGACCGGATTGCCTCGATTCGCTCCGTGAGCGACTTCAAGGCCGTCACGGGCGTGCGGCTCAACGGCGGGTTTGAGTTCGAGGAGGTCGCCCCCGGTGGCGAGCTCAAGAGCGCGGACGCGTCCGACGAGACTCGGACGATCCAAGCGAAGACCTACGGCCGGCTCTCTTCGATCCGGCGAGAGGACATCATTAACGATGACCTGGGCGCTCTGACCGTCGTTCCGACCAGGCTCGGACGCGGTGCGGCTCTCAAGCTCAATTCTGTTTTCTGGACGGAATTCCAGAACAACAACGCCACGTTCTACGCGAAGGAATCGGCCGCCGGCGGCAACGCCTTGGCCCTCTCGTCGCTCAAGACCGCGGTGACTTCCTACCGGAAGCTCAAGGACCCCGACGGCAACCCGCTCGGCATCGCTCCGGCGCTGCTGCTGGTTCCGCCGGAGCTCGAAGTGGCTGCCGCTGAACTGATGGGCTCGGCCCTCATTCACGGCACCAGCGGGGCCGCGCCGAGCACGAACGTGCTGGCCGGTCGCTACCAGGTCGTGTCGAGCTCGTATCTTACGAGCGCTTCGACCTGGTGGCTCTGTGCGAACCCCGGCGACTTGGCTGGGATGGAAGTGGCCTTCCTCAACGGGAACCGGCTGCCCACCATCGAGCAGGCCGACGTGGATTTCAGCCAGTTGGGCATCCAGGTCAGGGGATACTTCGATTTCGGCGTCGCCAAGGCCGAGAAGAACGCCTGCTACCGCATGGCCACCGCCTGAGTGATGTAACTACCGTTCCCGCCGGCCTGCCGCCATCGGTAGGCCGGCGGGATTCCAAACCTCAACAATCAGTTCCAGAAAGAGAGCTTTTCAATGCCAACCAGGGCACAGGGTGATGTGATCGACTACACGCCGACGACCGGCGTGGCCGCCGGCGAGGCGGTCGTGGTGGGTTCGATGGTCGGCGTGGCTTCCTCGCCGATTGTGGCCAACACGCTCGGCAGCCTCAACGTCGAAGGCGTGTTTTCCATCGGCAAGCCGACGGGTGCCGGCACGGCCATCGCGCAGGGCGCGAAGGTGAGCCTGTTCAACGGCCAGGCCGTGACCGGTGCCACCGGAACCGCCATGGGGTTCGCGGCCAAGGCCGCAACCACCAGCGACAGCATGGTCGACGTGCTGCTCGTTCCCGGTGCGTAGTTAATTCCCACGCAAGCAGTGGCCGCGCGGCGAGTGCCTCTTGCCCGCCGCGCGGCCCTGCCATGCCACGTTCGAGGTGTTTGTGCAGGACATGATGGCGAAGGGAGCGGCGTGGTTTGACCAGGTGCGGCTACAGCACCTTTCGGTCAGCGTGTCGTATCTCCGCGTCGGCTCAATGCTCCCTCTTGAATGTGCGGCCACGTTAGTGGACGGCAAGTGGGAAACCATGGATGCCGCCGGCCAAATCGTCCGCATGGAGACGCGCGACTTTTTTATCAACACCGATGACCTGTTAGGCGACCCCAAGATCGGCGACGTAATCACGGCTATCGAAGACGGCATCGAGCGGACCTACGCCGTGGCGGTGCCTGGCGGCGGACAACAAGCGTGGCGGTGGGCCGACCGACGGCACAAGATTCGACGCATTCACACTATGGAGCAGTCGCAGGAGGCCGTGTCAGCCTTCGTACTGACGACAGAGCTCGGGCAGCATTTGACAACCGAGGCCGGCGAACCGCTGGTAGCGTAAATGGCACAGAAGAAAATCAGCGAATTGCCGTTGGCAACTGGCGTGACCGGCGCGAGCCTCGTGCCAGTGGTCGTGGGCGCGACAACTAGCCGAGTGCCACTTTCCACGCTCTCGTCATTCTTTGCCGCGGCCGGCCCGACGGGCCCGACAGGCGTTGCTGGCGTAACCGGCCCCGCGGGCGCTTCTGGCCAAGCGGGAGCCTCTGTTACTGGCCCAACTGGCCCGCGTGGCGCCGGCGAGATTTACCAGGCAGACCTCGCGCCTGCTGTTGCGTCGGCCGGGTCCACGTGGCTCGACACAGACACCGGGAAGTATTTCGTTCGCTACGCCGGACTGTGGATTGAAGTAGGTGGAAAGCACTATCCGTAATGCCGTTCTTCACGATTTCGTCACCATCGAGCGGTAACGCGACGCAACTGCAAGGGCGGCCAATTAGCGCGACTGCGCCAGCGACCGGCACCGTTCTGGCGTTCAACGGCACGTCTTGGTCTGCCGCGCAAGGGATTACCGGGCCAACAGGCGCACAAGGGGCCGACGGCGCAAAAATCTTCTGGAGTTCAACAGGGCCAGCGTCCAACATAGGACGCAGTGGCGACTTTTTTATTGACGGAGCGGCTGGCGTTTTATACGGCCCGAAAGCCAGCGGGTCGTGGGGTGTTGGGCTGCAACTGCAGAGCGGCCCGACGGGCGCAGCCGGCGCAACGGGCCCAGCAGTCACCGGACCTACTGGGGCCGCGTCAATGATCGCTGGCCCAACCGGGCCAATGGCGACGGGCCCCACAGGCCCCGCGTCAAGCGTGACGGGGCCAACGGGGGTAACGGGCGCATCATCAACGGTGACAGGGCCAACCGGCGCAACAGGCGCAGCGTCAAACGTCACTGGGCCCACAGGGGCAACAGGCGCAGCCTCAACCGTCACAGGGCCAACCGGCTCAACAGGTGCGGCGTCGAATGTTGCCGGGCCAACCGGCGCTACCGGCCCCACGCCAACCGTTCTGGCTGGCCCAACTGCCAGTCAAATATACGTCGGCGGCGTTCTTGTAAGTGCGGCCCAAGGGGCCACCGGCCCAACTGGCGCGACGGGCAGCACAGGCCCCCAATCAACCGTCACCGGCCCAACCGGCAGCACTGGCCCGCAGTCATCCGTCACTGGCCCGACCGGCAGTGTCGGACCTACCGGTCCGAGCGGCGGCCCTACGGGGCCAACCGGCCCTGCACCATCACCGATTGGCCTCATCCTCGCACTAGGGTAATCGCATGGCAAACCCAAACATCGCCACCGCAACCACCGTTCTGGCAAACAACGCTCAAGTCTCGCTCGCTGGCACCACTGCCACGCTTCTCGTGAGCAACGCGGCATCCAGTGGCAAAATCTTTTTGATCGACTCAATCATCGTGGCAAACGTCGATGGCACAAACCCATGCGACGTAACCGTGACGCGATTTCAGTCTGCGACAAACACAGGCACGGCGTTCCCGATTGCCTCAACAATCTCGGTGCCAGCCGACGCGACGCTGATCGTAGTGGGAAAAGACAACCCCATTAACCTGACGGAAAACGAGTCGATCTACGTCACGGCGAGCGCGGCAAACGATCTGGTAATAGACGCCAATTGGAAAGAGTTGTCGTGAGTAGGTCGCCAGGCGGATACATCGGGTTCAACCGCACGCCGACAGAATCGGCTGGCTCCGGCGCTTGGACTCTAAAAGAGGCGCAGCAATACAAGCGCGCGGGAACGTGGCCGCGCGCTCAGTATCTCTCAGACCTTGTAGCCGGAACAGTTCACGGCCTCTACTCCGTGCGGCTAGCTCGCGCAGCGTACTCGGGAAGTCTTTTGAGAATCAAGCGCTCTAGCGACAATGCGCAATTAGACGTTCCCGCCGACTACGCCGGCGTGTCGGCATGGATAGGCGGCAGTAGCGCAACGGCAGTGAAATGGTACGACCAGAGCGGAAGCGGAGCGCACCTAGACTCCACTGGCTCTGAGCCGACGTTCACGCTGGCGGGAGAAGCAGGGTCAAACTACCAGCCGTTTATTACCGTAAGCGCTACGGCAAGATTTAGCGGGACGATCGCCGACCTTGACGGAAACACAAACGCGCTGGTTTCTGCCATTGTTGCGCCCATAGGTTCGCAGAGTTCCGGCACAAACAAGGTTGATCGCGCTATTGCCTATATCGCTGAAACCGGCGCGTGGGGTTCGATTAGCTTGTCGGTGCTCAACTCTGAGATAGCGTGGCGTTTTGGTACCGGGTTCGCCGGAAACAGCCCAAGCCGATCGCGGTCGCCCTCTAGTAATTCGTGGTGCGTTGGAACCATTTCAAAAGTTTCTGGAATTGAAACTGCATACGTCAACGGCGTCCAGTTGGGGTTCTCTCACTCAAACGCAAATACGCTGCAAAACAGCGGCACAACGCTTGCGGTCGGAGGCGGCGATACTGCGGGTGGGCCAGACGCAAAGATTTGCGAGTTAATCGTCTGCGTGAATCCCGGCTCCGGCAACGACGTAAGGGTTGCGCAAAACCAAGCCGCTTTGTTGGGCCTATAAGCAATGCCATTTTTTTCCATTTCGTCGCCGTCGTCCGGTAACGCCACGCAGCTTCAAGGCCGCGCAGTAAGCGCGACTGCTCCGGCTACCGGCTCAATTCTGGCGTGGAGCGGATCGACGTGGGCTCCTGGCTCCGGCGTCACAGGCCCGACAGGCGCTCGAGGCGACGACGGTGGAAAGTTTTGGAGCGGCAGCGGAGCGCCGGCGGCCGGATTTGGTGCGTCTGGCGATTTCTGGCTCGACACGGCAAACGGCAGACTTTACGGACCGAAGGCGGATGGTAGCTGGGGCACGCCGCTCCAACTGCAGAGTGGCCCAGCAGGCCCGCAAGGCGTCACCGGGCCTGTCTCTACGGTAGCAGGCCCAACGGGCGTCGCCGGGCCAGCAAGCACTGTGACGGGCCCAACCGGGCCTGCATCAAGCGTCACGGGCCCTACCGGGATTCGAGGCGCAACGCTGCTTGCCGGCGTAGGCGTGCCACTTTCGGGCTACGGCAGTGACGGCGACTGGTTTATCGACACGGCAGCGGCCGACTTCTACGGTCCGAAAAGCGGAGGCGCCTGGGGCAGTCCAGCCATTGACCTACTGGCTATCACCGGGCCAACTGGGACTGTTCCGTTCTATTCCACCGCGGCGGCGCCGACCGGAATTTCCAACGGGTCGCTCTGGCAAGACGACGACAACGGCAAACTGTTCATTCGGTACAACGGAGTTTGGGTGCAAATCGCCCACTAGGAGCTCGCAATGCCTCTTACATTTCCTGCAGGGCCGACGAACGGCCAGCAAACGACAACTGGCGGCCGCACGTATTCGTGGAATGGACAAGCCTGGGAGCTCGTCGGCAGCGGCATCGCCGGCCCCACGGGAGTCACCGGACCGACTGGCGCCGCCGGAGCGGCTGGCCCAGCTTCGACCGTCACCGGCCCCACTGGCGCGGCGTCTACTGTCACCGGCCCAACCGGGGCGGCTTCAACGGTCACGGGACCCACGGGCGCAGCCTCGACCGTCACCGGCCCGACTGGCGCAGCGTCAACGGTGGCAGGCCCCACGGGCGCAACAGGCCCAAGCGTGACCGGGCCTACGGGATCGAGTTACACCAACGTCGTAGTCACACCGACCGCCTTGGCGGCCAACACCACCGTCACCGGATACAACCCCGGCTCCGGCGACATCTACCGCCTGGCGGTCACGGGCTCGACCGGCGTCGTGATTCGAGACTTGGGCATCACCGGCATCGACGGCGACGCCAAACTCCTCGTCAACGTAGGGGCCACGGCACCGATCACGCTCAACCACGCGACCGGGCCGAATGCGAACGCGCGGTTCGCGGTGCCGTGGGCTGGGAACTATGTGCTCGACGCCAACGGTGGCGCGGCCTTGATCGTCTACGACTCGACCTCGGCCGTCTGGCGCGTCGTCTAGTCTCTCTCTCACCACAAGAGCGCACTTCCATGCCCATGTCTGCCCGGCTCCTTCGCCCTCGCTCTTCGGGCTTCCACCCGGACGCTCAGGACTGGCGGAACCGCGTCATCACAAACGGCGGCACGGTGAGCGGATCGACGCTCACGGCGGTCAGCAACTTCTGCCGCAGCATCGAATCGGCGGGCATCCGCGACCGTTTCTTCAGACTCAACTTATTCGCGGGGACCGGACTTTCGGCAGCACTGGTGCCACTGTTCAGAGGGCAGAGCCGCACCGGGACGCAGTTCGGAAACACGACAGATACGAATGTAGGGCCATTCGTCAGCGGGGATTACGTTGAGACGGGAAGCGCGGGCGGGTTGGATAGCAACGGAACGACGAAGTACCTCAATACGGGCCTCGCAGCAAACTCCACCGCGTATGGTGACCGGCATTTATGCGTCTACGAAATTGCAAAGTCGCCTAACACTTTCGACATTTCAATTGGCGCGCGGTCGTCTTCGCCTGCGACATTCTTTGAATTGACATCGAACAACCCTGCAACGACTTTTAGTTTTCGCTCCAGCGACAATGCAGCCGTCGCTAATGATACTGGCTACACAGCCGGAGCGATGATGTTGGGCGTTCATCCGAGCAGCCACGTCGGGGTTATTTATAAAAATGGGTCGTCTGTGGGAACTCAGACATTTGCCGCACGCTCAAACTCTTACGCCGGGACCTTGTTTGTGTTTGCTGGCA